TTTGATCCAAAACCGTTGCCCAGGAAGTCAGCCACATTGGCATTGCCGTATGTGCCTGGTTGTACAGGCAAGTCAGTGAGTTGGCTACCATTGCCTAGAAAGTAGTTGCCTGTGATGTTGCCTGTGGCTGATACATTGCCACTTGTGTTGATAGCTGTTAGGATGCCTACTGAGGTTATGTTGGGTTGTGCCGCAGTGGTCACAGTGCCGGCAAAAGTGGCAGCATTTGAATTCAGTGCGTATGTGGCATTGGCCACTGTGCCTGTGACATTGGCACCTGTGAGATTTGTGAGCAAGGATCCATTGCCCACAACATAACCTGCTGTGACATTACCTGTGGTTGAAATAGCATTGGATCCAAATGCAGCCAACAGTGTTGTAACATTGGCATTTGAATATGTGGCTGGCAGGCCTGTAAGCTGTGATCCATTGCCCAGAAAGTAGGAACCTGTGATGTTGCCTGTGGCTGTGACCTGTCCTGCAGTGCCAATGTTGCCACCTATCACATTGCCTGTGGCAATTACAATACCAGCCGCAGCCATACTACCTGTTGTAATGATGTTACCTATGTTGTCAATGATGCTGGTGTTAGTGCCTGATGCTAGATATGCTGCCACATTGGCATTGCCATATGTGTTAGTATCTGATATGTTGGTAGCATTGTATTCAATGATAATGGGATAAGATTCTGAAGTTACTGCTACATTGGCAACTTCTTCTGTGATTATGATTTGATAAGTCATGTTATGCCACCACCAGTGCTGAGTATAAAGGACTTGTGCTCAATGTGGGGTCACCTGCTGTGACTCCAGGTTCCCAGGCACCAACCAAGGCATACCTATGTGTGTTTACATTGGCAATGGGTGAATTCACATCTGTCCAGGTTGTTGAGAACACAGTTACTGGCACATTCTTTCTGGCATCAGGAATGATTGGTCCTGTGTACATTAGATTGGGTTGAATAACTCGCACAGTGCCTGTTGTGGCATTGAGTATGGTGGGCACATAGATGCCGCCTGCAAAACTAGCCATGGTCTGTACTGGGAATGTGCCAATCACAGTGGAGTCAGCAAAGTTGGGCTGTCCTGTGTAGCGTAAAAAGCTCACTTGATCAACCACAATGGTTTGAAATTCTACAGCAAAGGTCCAGCCTGTGATGTTTTGTTGAAAGTTGTAGATTAGTGTTCTACGACTTGACGGAAACCACTGTTCACAAATGATCTCATCGGGACTACCCACATACTGGGCAAAGTTTAATACGCCGGCCATAATTTCTCTCCAAAGGGTGATACTGCTGACACAAAGGCATCAGCAATACATTTATTTATTGTCAGGTGGAGAAAAGGTTTGTGTAGCGGGATTATATTGCCATTCGCAGTTGACAGGTTCAGCACACTCAATCCAGGTACCAGGTATGTCTGGCCAGGAGTTGAGTTCTAACCAACTGGGTTGTGCCTGCACCAGGTGTGTGACTATATTATTGTAAACTCTTGCGTATCTGTGTTTCATATAAGATCCTTAGAAACTAGCATTGTTGTTGGTATACACATTCCATCCTACGGTGATGTTGGCATTGGCGGTATTGGCTGATTCGGTGTAGTTGATTGCTGCAAAACTCATGGTATAGGTATTACCTGCCACTAGATTGGCAAATCCTACGGTGGCATAATCAGTCCAATACTGAGACCCATAACCGCCACTGCTTTCAGAAGTTACTACAGATCCACCAGAGTTGGGGCCTTCATGCACTCTTGAAATAACACCAATGTAATCTTCTGGCTCTCCGTAAAAGTTTGGAGCAAAATTGCCACGACCACCATCAGCACCTGATGAGTTCTGGTCAAATATCACATCAATTTTGTAGCCCAGGGTACTACCAATTGATGCAGGCACTGTGAATGTTGAAGTTCCCAAACTAGTTCCAACAAAAGCATTAGCACTCTGTGGAATCAATGCTGTGATCTTGCCTGCACTTACTGAATACTGATATCCTTGTGATAACTGTGCCTGGAATATGGTTCCTGATGTGGCTGAGTTGGCCACTGCTGTGCTTGTGGCAGCGGCATTGGCTGCTGAGTTGGCCAAAGCATTACCACTGGCAAAAGCAATGTTGGCACTGATATTGGAGTAAGGTCCTGTGCCAAAGCCATTGATTCCTCGTGCTTTCCAAGCATAGGTACCATCGCTGAGACTGTTGGTTGAAAATGTCACTGTGTTGCCTGTGACAAAAGCATTGGCATTGGTTGATGCTACTGATCCCACAAGATTAAATGCTGTGTTGGCCACATTGCCTGTGACCAGCACATTGCCTGCCCAGAACTGCATTCTATCCACAATACCAGATGGTATGGTGCTGGTGACCTGCATGCTGGGAATGGCATTGATGCTGACCACATTGGCTGTGACATTGCCAGGTGTGCCAATGGATCCCAGACTACGAATACCAGGTGTGCCAGCAGGCAAGAACTCGCTCACTGTGTCAGGATAGATTGAATCATCATATTCACTGCATGAAAACTCCAGTCTCAATGATCCATCATCACCTTCAATTTCACGCACACGCATGATACGAAACTCTTTGGCTGTCCATCCATAAGTTGGTGAGGTGATGTCAATAATGTCTCCTGCACGAAGATTGATCTTGGTGTAGTCCATGACAATTGTGACAGTTTTGTCCAGTCTGGATTGACGCAGGGTCACTGTGGCCACATACTCGGCCTGCATTTGATTGTTGATGAACTCATTGGTCATTTGCAGGGTGTTGTCGGGCTCATAGGCATTGCGTAAACCAGGACTCAACACATTCTTAAAGTATTCAGGTTGATCTCTAATGTTGGCATTGGGATATTCCATCTCCACAGCATTGTAAAGATTGGTCAAGCCCGATCCAGATATCTGTATGGGTCCAATGATGTCTGCTTCTGAAATGGCAGCCACTGAGTTGCCTGCTTGATTGATCACCCAGGCATACACACCTGCGTGTGTGTTGTAGGTATACCAGGCAGTACAGGCTTCGCTCATGCGTTCTATGTTGGACCAAACAGGCTCAGTGGTGCGGACCACACCATTGATTTGTCTTGTGTTGATTATGGGCATTCGAGAATCCTTATGTGATAGTTATAGTTGTGTTTGATGTGCCAATCACAGTGTTGGGCGAGTCAGGTGCTGTGCGAGTCACTGTGATGTTCAACACAACATTGCCTGTGTTGCCATTGCTTCTGAATGCCAATTGTGCCCCATTCAAAACATTACCAGTAAAGTATCTGTTGGTAAATGGAGCATTAGAGGCAATGGTTGTGCTTTCGCTGAGATTCACATTAGCACCTGAAGTAATGGCAAATATATTGCCTTTGGTACGGTCTGGAATGCTCACAACAGTTATGTACTGACCATGATATACGCCATTGGCAATATCAGTCCTGGGCAATCCATTTAGAGTCAATACATTGCGTCCCACAGGATCACCAATATTGGCAGAAAGAAAATGTGTGTTGCCTGCGGCTATGGTTGCGTTGGCAGGACCTGTGAACAAGGTGGGTGAAGTTGAATTTGAAGTCACTGTCAATGCAATTGTATTGCCCACTTGAACATTGCTGATCACACCATTTGCATATCTAGCCTTGACAATATCCACACTCAGTTGCACATTGCCTACATAATTTGGTGGTGGATAGTAAATCAAACCTGTATAATCACCAGGGAGATTGAATTGAGGTATTGGATCCACATACCATTGGAGACCATTGCTGGTGTTTTGATTATAATCAGTAGCACCCACTGTCCATTCTGTAGGATTGATTGGTGAGACTTGTGTGATATTTCCTATATCAGTACCACTATAGCGATAGAATTTGCCTTGTAGGTTGTTGCCAGAAGGAGTTATATTGTTTAGATAATATCTATATTGGCCACCGAATGGATTTTCGTCGCCAGTGCCAGTCTTGCTCAGCAGATTATATCTATCACGATTGTCCACAGTGATTGGCAAGTCTACAGCACTGTCTTGATTAACACTAAAAGTATTACCTGATGGTAATATCCAGGTGCCATCAACTGAAGTAGTCGTATGAGTGATTATGCCATTGCCTGTGGATGTTATACCACTTGTGTTGCCTGTGCCAGGCACAGCGATGTTGCCAAACAAGCTGTTGTTTTTTACCATACTGATTGTGAGTGTGACATTGGCAGTTTGATCACTAGGTGGCCAGTAGTTCAATCCAGAGCCTGCCACATTGCCATCACCTGGATTCTTATAGGATACATTGCCCCACACATCATTGATATGTGCTCGAGTATCTACAATCTGAGCAACAACATTTGACAGTTGATTTACTTGACTAGACCAGCCAACATTGCCTGGCGGAGTACTTGATTGACTGTAAGACTGGAAATAACCTGGTGACAAGTTGGGATCTGGAGATGTCTGACCCACTAACACAGTGTAACTGCTTGCTCTGGCATCTGTTTCATTAATAACAAAACTTACTGGTGCTCTGTCATTCTGATTACTTCCTTGTAGACTACCATATGTGTAGCCAAATGTTGGACTTGGGCAAGTGGCTATGATCTGTACATTGCTGGCCTGCACTACAACATTGCCATCAGTGGTGAGTTTGCTTTGATTGTATAAAATACCTACATTGTTAGAAGTACTAGGATAAGGCACAAAGTACACTGACTTTGAGTTGATATCATTCCGAGAGCTTGTGATGGTGTATGGGTTGCCTAGTCCTTGACTTATATCGTCAACCACAAACATACCTGCGTTGCCAGTATTTTGAGTAAATGACACTGTGAAGTTTTGTACATTGGGATCCAGGTCAAGAATGTCAAACACCATGAGTATCTCACCATTGGTGCTGTAGGTGTAGCTGGTGGTCAAGCTGTATTCATTGTGAGTATTGCCAATTTGTAGGTTAGCATTGGCTGTGCCCAATTGTGTGCCGCCGGTGCTGAGTGCAAAACCAAATTGATTGGCCACATTGCTGGTAAAGTCCATGGCAGGATTGAACTTGAGATTACCTGTGGAGATTTGTGCGTTTAGACTCACAATGTTGCCCACCAGTTTGACCTGGGTGCCAGATGTGGTGGTGTTGGCAACATTGCCACTGTATAAGTTGGGTATGGTGGTTGTGAGTGTGTAGATGGCAGTGGTATTGGCATTGCCACTCACGCTTGGCACAGTGATATTAGCTGTGGTGTCTTCATTGTAGATCACTGGACCACTCACTGCTAGGGTTGGTGCGGCACGAACATTCACTGCTGTGCTGAATGAACGATTGTTGCCCAGTTGATCCTGTATCAGAGTGCTGTAGGTATATGTGTTGGCAGTGCCATTGTCCCAGACCACTGTGTTGGCAAATGCTTCGTTGTAGAGACTCACTGTTCTTACGCCGTACATTCTCCAGGTCTGTGGAGCAACCTGTTGCACACCAATGTTGCTTAATGGACCTGTATAAACCACATTGGCCACTGGTGTGTTGGTGAAACTCCAGTCAACCAGCACATCACGCACAGCATTGGTAATGCTGGTGAGTGGAACTTGTTTTTGCACTGTGTGAAAGTAATACTTGTCTGTGTTCACACTAACATTGCCAGCACTGTTGCCATACACAATGGCATAACTGCTTTGCTGGTTGTAACTCACATTGCCTGGGCTGTTTAAGTCATTGATGGTATTCATTCTAGTATAACCCAATCATAGTTTTCCAGATCCAGTCTGGTGATAATTTCCGCAGTGGTTTCCGCAGTGCTCATGTCTATTTCTGGCAGTCTCACACCTGCACCATACCTGGTGTTTGACATGTAGTCAAATATCACATCACCACCCAGGGTCATGGAGTTGGAGAGATTGAACTGGTAATCACCAATGGCAGTGACATTTTTGTCTCTGTTGTATTCCACACGCACAAGAGCAAACACAAGGTCACTCATGCGATCATTGGGCACTGTGCCTGACGGAGCAACCCAGTTAGGGAACATTCCTGCGTCCCAGGCATTCACTGCTGTGAGTGTGGGTGCTGTGTTGCCCACACAACTGCTGGCAACAGGAGCAATTTGATCAGTGCTGGCACCTGATCCTGCATACATGTAGATCTTGATCAAGCCACTCATGGAATCATCTGTGTTGCCATCAGAGTCCGTGGTGTTGTTCACTGTGATACCATCAGATTTGAATGTGATTTGATCTGTGTTTCTAAAACACTTGTTGAATGTGTAAGCACTGTCAGCACTGGTTGAAAACAACTTGCCAGTGCGTTCACTAATGGTCAAGCAGATCCACATCACATTGTAGTTGGTGCCATTGTTCAGCAACACAGCATCTGTGATGGCTCCTGCCAGGAATGCAGATCCGTACAACACAGGAACTTTGTGATTGGTAGCAGGTGATAACATCTGGCGTGAGCCTGTGTCAAGACCAGTGCGTGTTTGTGGTTTTGATATACTGCGACTCAACGCATATGATACCAGGGCTGTGACAGCAGTGCGGACCAACAACACACCAATGGTGCTGGTTACTCCAATAAATCCTGCGGCAGCGGTGGCCAGTGCTGTTATAAATGCCATTATTGTTCCTTCATCCAGGTTTGTTCTATCAGACGCCAGCCTCTACGGCCGGGATCAAAATTGGTATCTGGACCTTGTGTGCTCAAGAGAACAGCTTGCACACGCCCAGACTCAAGATATTGATCGCAGTCTTGATCCCAGGCCTGCCATAACTTTGCACCAGCACGGGTGCCACGATGCGGCTTGCTCACAAACCAAGCTCGTTCTTGCAACAACTTGCGTTCAGGATCCCAAAAGTCTGCACCCAGTTCAGCAATTAGTGTGCCCACTACCTGGTTGTTGTGTACAGCCACACGCACATAATGATTCAGTTGCCAATTTGTGACCACCTTGTGTATTCTTGGTGTGTCATGTTCTGCAGACCAGACTCTAAAGCCTACCCTGGCTTGGTTTGCAAACTCTTTGAGAAGTTCACACACAGCAGGTATGTCTGCCGCAGTGGCAAATCTTGTGATCATTATCCGCCACCTCCGCCACCACCAGAATTGTCTATGTCTGTGCTTGCGGGAGTGACCACTGTACCTGATGAGGTTTGTGTGCTTTGAGTTTGACCACTCTTGATGGGAGCACCAAAGTCAAAAGGTTTGCCTATCAGGCTACTCACACGATTGAAACTGGTATCACCTGGGTATAGGTCTGTCATGCTGTCATCATTGGTTCTACGCCCTGTGATCTTGCTGATCAACATGTCCACAAGACTTGAGCATGCAAGATTAATTATCAAGCTAGAGTCTAATGAAAATTCATTGTAGATCTCACTGAATCCATAGTTGGTCACAATGCCTCTAAACATAAACACAGGATTACCTGCAATGTTTAGCACAGCATCTGTTGTGGGATTGGTAAACACTCGTCTGATGTCAATTCTTGATCCACGCAATTTCACTTCCTGTACGCCTTGTGCATACTCGATGGGTATGCCACTCAGGCCCACTGATGTTTCTACTGAACTGGCTCTGAGTTCACTGATGCCTTCACTGATGCTCATGAGTATGCCAGCCGCAGAATATTCATAGTCAATGCCATCTTCTTCTTCAATGCTAATGGGCTTGTGATATGTGCTGAGCCTTAGGATGCCATAGTCAGGTATGTCTAGTTTGACACATTGACAAACACCAACTGCTGAATAACCACTTAGATCAATGCTCATGTGCGATCCTCATAGAACACAAAGTCACCTGACCAGTTGACCAACATGTTGTTGCCGGCAGGCACCAGACTCCAGGTAGGTCGTTCTACGCAGATCACATTCCAATTGACATTGGGTCCAAACAAACCTGTGTATGAACCCACAGCTTCGTCTATTGGGCGATTCAGTGTCACAGTGGCACCATTGCCTGTGGCAGGATCTTGTACCACTTGATACACTGATCCTGCGGCACCAATCTGCAACCAATCACCTGCACGAGCCACATAGCTGCCACCAAGTCCAGCCGCTGCTGTGACAGTGCAAGTTGTGCCCGAAATGCCTGCAATTGTAAATGGGCCACCACCTGAACCCAGGTACTGATTGATCACTTCAAAACCTGTGTGATTGAAATTGATCTGTGCTATTGTGATACGATCCATTTGATCTAGCTTGGCCAGGTAAGGTCTTGATTCAGCATAGGTCTTACCAGGTGAGGGTGTGATGGTAAATTTCCACACACGGCCTCCGCGACTCACTGTGCGAATCACATTCTCTCGTGTGCTAGTTTGTGCCACCACACCACGACCATCAATGCTCAGCCCAGTGGCTGAGTCTACTATCCATTGAAAAGCTTCATTGGCTGTGGCCATTATTGTCTCCTTGTTGCGGGCAATCTACGACGCCCTTGTTCTGTTACTGCAAATATAAATTCAGGATCGCTGGCCACTAGGCTGCGGAAACTGCTTGCGTCTACTGCGTTGATGTTGTAGGTGACATTAGTTGAGCCACCTAAGGCATCATTTGGTATTACTGATCTACCACCTGCACCTGCCAGTATTTCTGGACCGCGTTCACCCACTATCACAGGACCATTGTTGGGTATCATGCCACCATTGGCAAATCCCAACAGGCTCTTGCCTGCTGTGAACAAAGTGCTTAGGATGTTGCCACTGCCTCCACCAGATCCGATACCACCAAATACTTGAGTGAGCAATTGACGAATGTTGGATCTCAACAGTTCTTCCACTATGCTGCTCAAGAAACCTCTAAACTCAAATTTACCAGTCTTGGCAAAGTTTACTATGGCATCTTCCATGCCTTTGGTGGCTGTGGTAAATTGTGATCTAGCAATCTCACTGGCATTGTAGGCAGCATCAGCATATTCTTCAAATGCTGTACGCCAACCATCAGCAAAGGTTCTTGACTGCTGTAGATTAGCAATCTGTTGATCAGCAATGTCTTTGTATCCTTGAGCAATGGCTTCAAGACCGCGAGTGAGTTCATTGGCTCGTTCAGGTGTTAGGCCATCACCGCCATCTTCAAATGCACCTGCATAAGCA